CACAATTATGTCTTCAGCAGGGATATACAGGGCCGTTTGACGCCCCAAACCGGGGTCAAAATAGACCTTTTTGAAGGCAGAACCAGCCAATCCTAGGCTATATAGCATCCTTTCATGCTCGGGGCGGTACTCTACCATGACTTCAGTCAGTTCGTAGTTCATATCTGTCTTAACACGTAAGGCAGCGTCTTCTTTCTCTTGGGTAACTTCCCCAAGAATCTTAGTCTTTACAGGACCAGTAGCGGGGAAAGTCTCGCTCATGGCCTCGGCTTGGAACCGGATAGCAGATTCCGCTAGGATGTTAGAGTACACGCCACAGGCGTTTTCCCAAGGCTCAGTACGTTCTTCGTACTTCATGCCCAATACGTCAAGACCCGCAACGTAAGTCTCCGCCCAGTCACGACGCGCCGCCATGTCGCTTTCCACGGCTTCACACAACTCGCTTGATATTTCTTGCAGTTGGCCGTCGTCTAAGTAATCAGCTAAGTTTGCATCAAACGGTGCGTCGTCAATGTCTTCGTTTTCTTCACCAAAAGTAATCTCTACACTACCGTCTTCTAATACTACTTCGACACCCTCGTCAGACATGCCATCTATCGCTACTATGGCCTCGCCTTCTTCCATGTCTTCAATGCCTTCGGGCATCTCGTACAAACCTTTCTCAATAGCCATTGTTATTTGCCCTTTAATGTAGCTGTGTTGGTCTTGGGGTTGTATTTGTAAGCTTTAGGCGATTTCCCCGACTTTTTAGCTGCGCGATCTTTTGCCCGTTCACTTGCCAGTGCTTCAAAGCCTTCAGAAAGCTCAGTAAACAGGTTTCGTTTTTTCAAAATATTTTCTGCTAATGTCTTCGACTTAACTTGCGCGGTTAACCGCTTTACGAGTTTGTTTTTACCTCGATGTGCCATTGTAGCCATCTTAAGTATCCTTTAGTAGAAGCCGCCACGGTGCCTGTACAAAGGCTCGCTCTCAACTTCGTCAGTTGGTAGGGTTATAAACCCCCCTTGGCGAAACCGCATCAAGGCCATTATGGTGGTATCCACCAAGTCATCGTTAGACATGAACGGGAAACCCGCTACTTCTTCTACTAGCTCTTCCGCCCAACGTGTCTGTGGAACCCATACAAGTCCAGAGCGTACTATATCAGCAACCGAATTTAAACGTGCTGTCTTATCTCCCGAACCTCGGTGAGGGGTGTACTCTTGCACCATAAGCCCAGACCTACGCATCTCTTGGTACAGCGGCGTACCACTACTCTTCTTCTCCACTATGAACGCATCAGGTTCCCACTCTTCGTACTCTGCCCACGCCAGCTCTTTCAGTTCAGGAAACTCAAGCCGTTTCTTAATCGCATTAAGCAGGATAATGCCGTAGCAGTTCTCCTCTTCGTTGAAGAAAACACCCCACGTAGTTAGTGCCGTGTAGTCCGCCCTGTTGTTCTTCTCCGCCGCCGCGTCGAGCGTCATTATTATATAATCACACTTCGGCGGGTCTTCGTGGGGCCATTCTCTCCACCACTCACGCTTAACAAGTGCAGCTTCTTCCGCAGTCGGTTTCTGCTGAAACTGAGCATTCCACTGGAACGTAGGCATTGATGCTTTAGTACGGTAGAGCGCGTCAAGGTCAAAGAACTCAGGCCACAGCGGCTTCTCTGTTATTTTAGTTGCGTCTAGCGGGTCTTCGATTTCCAGTATCGCCGGGAATTCTACCACCTCATACTTATCGGCCAATTCATTTTGTGCCATATCTCGTGTCATGCGACCCGTCAGGTCATCCAGATGCCACCGCGTTTGTACTATCGCAATACGCCCTCCGGGCATCAATCGTGTACGTGCCCCGAACGTAAACCACTCATAGGCTTTATCGAAAACATCTAAGTTCCCGTTAATAATATCTTGCTCGTTGTGCGGGTCATCAACCAGCAGTAAGTGAGCACCGCGACCGGCCAGCGCCGAACCTACTCCACAGGCAAAATACTCTCCTCCCACACTAGTGTTCCACCGCCCTGCTGATTTACTGTCTATGGCAAGTTGTGTGTCAGGGAAAATTTCTTTGTATTCCGGGGTTGAGATTAGGTTCCGCACCTTTCTACCAAAATCCACCGCAAGGTCTGTAGTGTGCGACACCATCAGCACCTTCATAGTCGGGTTACGGCCTAAAAACCAAGCCGGAAAGTAAATAGAAACTAGCTGTGATTTGCCGTGTCTCGGAGGCATATTCACACATATACGGTCTTTTCCAGTGTCTTTTACTGGTTTGCCATCATATTCATACTCCCGCCCCTGTGCAATCTCCATCAACAAGTCGCCTAGTATGCGGTGGTGCTTGCCTACCTTGTAATCTGCCTGCATGGCGCAGCAAAAAGCAATAAGATCGTCCCGCGCAGCCTCTACCCTCCGCTTACGCTCGTACTCATCCAGTGTTTTAAGCAGTTCTTCCTGCTCATCGGAGGTGTAAGAGTCAATATTAGCCAGAAGAAGCTCAATATCTTCCATAGAGAACTCAAACTTCTCCAATACCGTTTCTTTAGCTGGGTTTTGCTTCATATACCCCTTCAGTGTTCTTTTTAAGCTCCAGTAGGCGCTCTTCCAGCTTACTCCTAATGTCGGCAGCATTCTGGTGGGTGATTATCACTTCTTTCTTCTCGGCAAACAGCCCAATTTCGTTAATCTTACCCAAAAACTGTAGCGCTTGCAGTCGAATCCGCGCATCGGGGTTCTCTGTCTCCAGAAGAAGTTTATTAATTACCGTATTCTTTATGTCTTCCGGGGTTGCATTCAACGATCCACCGTACTCTTCCAGTATGTTGTACGCCTCAAGCAGAGATACGGTAGTAGAGGCGGCGCGTTTACCCTTCTTTTTTGCTTCTGGCTTATCCTCAGCGGGGTCTGGGGTAAACGGGATCAGGTTCACCTCCACATCGTGTTTTTCCATCAATGCCATATTACGGCAAGCCGCCTCTGCTATCTCGCGTAACTCCGGATAGTTAAAATTACTGGGTAGTTCTAGAGGAATTTCTGTGACTTCCATCGCGTAGGTACCATCAAGGGGGGTGTTTTGTATTTTAAGGGGGTGGGGTGTAGTTATGCAAGGGTTAATAAAAAAGGGGGGTGGGGGGTCCGAAGGGAAATTGAGATTTATTTGGGTGGAATAGTATTACATACACACGTAGGTACCATCAAGCCCACAAGCGGGGGGTGCCCCTAGGGTGGGGGGAGGGTTAACCCTATCCCACAGAAACAAGCCCTATCGTCTATAAGATATAAAGCACTATAAAAGACTAAACAAAGATACAAAGCACTTGACAATAGTATAAAACTATGAGAGTATACAACCATCGACAGGGAGAACTGAGTTGATACTAACTAGGAGAACGATATGTTTAACGATCCAACAATAATTCCAGCGTATGGAAGAGATTACCGCTCAGAAAAAGAAGCAACGGCAGATTGGTACGACGGAAAAGATTTTCAAATAGCAATGACCGGACAATATTGCTCAGTAAGAGATTTCGACAAGACCAATAAATTACAGCTTCGTTTTTGGAAAAACCGGAAAGTAATTGTAGTTCAAGGTAAGTAAATTCACCGGGGCCACGGATGGCCCCATCAACTAGGAGAACGATGATGCACACGAATACAACAGTAAGAAGAAAGAAACAACAAATGAAGTATCGGTTAGAGCTTATCTGTATACATGTAGGATTCTGGTCTCTGATGACACTAGCCGCAGTTTGTTTACTAGCAATGATCTATACAGCAACGCTAATAGTATTTTCACTATAACTTAAGAGAGAGGGAGGGGGAGCCGAAAGGTTCCCCTTTTTTTCGTCCCGTTTTTTGAGACCAGTTCTCGAACTGCTTACTGCCTTACCTTCCCGCACGTTGATTCGCCGCCCCACAGGCACAGCTAGGCGGCATCTTGCATAGACTATAAAGGACTATAAAGGACTATAAAGGACTATAAAACACTTGACAATAATATAAAACTATGGGAGTATACAGCCATCGACAGGGAGAACGGAGTTGATACTAAATTTAAAACAGGAATAACATTATGACACAGGAACAGAAAGTAGCACTCGCAAGAAAATGGGGACAGAACGATCAAGGTATGACCCTTAAAGAGTTCGTCGCCTCAGCGCAGCCCGGCATAGGAATGGACGACGCTGTTATAGTCAAGTGGGGTAGTATGTGGTTAGCAGTTGAAACCGATGGGTACACCCACTCTTAAGCAA